TACGCCTGCTGCTGTTGGAACTGATTGTACAGCGCGCTGAGACCGGCCTGATCGGTTTGTTGCTGGAGCGTACCAGCATTGATCTGTGCCTCTGCGCCCTGTAGGCCCAAGGACTGCGACAATTGACCCAGACCCGCCATCTGCTGGCCACCAGAGAGGAGGCGCGCAAGGTTGGCCTGCTCGGCGCTGAGACCAAGCCCCTGCTGCTGCTGGGCCGTCTGGAGGGCCTGTGAGTAGTTCTGTGCGTTGAGGCCAGCAAGAGTTGAACCCATGGACAAACCTTGCTGGTTCGCAAGGTTTGCAGCCGCAATACCGGCACGGTCTCCACCGAAAGCTCCGCTTGAGATGGCAGTGCCCAGAGCGCCGGACTGCGCCTGCTCATTGGCCTGACCCATCTGCTTCATGGTCGCATCGATGACCTGCTGCTGGTACGGGTTCATGTACTTGTCGATCTCGAGCTGGCCCGGCATCACCGAGGCCATACCGGAGCGCGTGGCGTCAGTCGCCTCGCCGAGATACGGTTGATAGGCTCCGGCAGCCGCGTTGACGTTGCCGATGCCGGTAAGTTGCTGTTGGTTCAGCTGAGCGACGAACTTCGACGGGTCGTTCGAGTAAATCTGGAACGGGTTCGCTGCGACACTCTCTGCGCGAGCGTTGACTGCGTTGTAGCGATCCAAAACCTCCTGCGGGATTTGTACCTGCTGCGTCGTTGTCGAAGTTTTGCCGCCCATCAGGAGCCCCCTTGCGCCTCTTCACCGAGGCCAGTTTTTGCGCCGTAGAGGAAGTATACACCAGCTGGCGAGCCAAATACACGCTCATAAAGCCGAATTTTTGCTTCCGTCCGCGAGTTAGAAAGAACACCAATCGCCAAAGGTACACTCAGTCTTTCCGCCGTCATTTTCGCGAATTCAGCGAGCTTCCTTGCCCTGCCGCCCTTAGCTGAGCGGTAATCTGGGTCAACGTAGATCGCCTTCTCCTCGAGTATCAGTTCCTTGCTGTACCACAATTCACCCATGCTGAGAAGGACCGCCCCCTCAAGCTTGCCACCGACGGGGCCAATGACCCCACAGATGCCCGTTTTGATCGTGAGAGCGCCCCAGATAACATGTGCCAGCTTGTCGATGTCTGGCGAAACAAAGGCGTTTTCTCGGGTTGCAGCAATCGTCAAGTCCATCATCGCGTTGAAGTCTTCAGCTGTGCCGGTGCGAACGGTGACTTCATCCATTAGATCATCCTTAATCTTTCTTCGGACCCGGCAACGATTGCAGGGTTTGGATGGTCTTTTTTCGCATTTTTTTCACGAAGGCATCAAGGACTTTGTGCCCATGACCCATAGAACCGCCGCCGATATGTTCGACTTCCTCGGGGGAGATGACGTATTCGCCACCGGCCGCAACGATTGGAACCGCATCGACTTCGCCGCCCTCGGCCTTCCGAGGTGACGGCTGGCCATAGGGCATCTCGCTGCCACCGTAGGGCATCTTCCCGGTCGACTTGCCGTAGGGGCCCGAGATCGAGAAGATCGACTTGGCGACCTTGAAGCCCGCCATCGAGTTGCCCTCGCCCATCGCCGAGATGATGTCGGCCGGGATGACGTACGATCCAGAGGAGACGTGCATCGGCAGGTGGTCCGTGCGGCCCGCCACGGTAGAGTGGATCGGGCCCTTATGGACCTTGATACCCCCGCCACGCTTCATGCCCTCACGGGCCGTGCGCAGGGCTGCTGCGACCGCCTGATCCTGTGGGTGGCCTGCATGCACCATCTCGGAGATGTTGCTGGAGACGGTTTCCTGCGAGCTTCCGGGCTTGAGCGGCATGTCGTTCCTCACGAATAGACGATGGCGACGGTCTGCCCAGTCCCGGGCGCGACGACGATGCCGTTGTTGACGGGAATATTGGCCTCGCCAACCCCAATCGTAGTGGGGATGGTCAAGAGCTTGTCGTTGGTGGCGGTGGCAGAGGCTGCGTCATACACCGAGCCAGTGCTCGATCCAGCCACCACGACGATCACTCTGGCGATCCGACCCTGACCGGACTGCACCAGCGTTGCCGTGGTGATGTTGGTATAGGACTTCGACCCCTCGACCGTCAAATATGTCTGACCCAGCTGGTTCAGAGCCGAGGCTATGTTCTTTGAGGCTGTGAGAATATCATCGAGCGAGGCGGCCATCAGAATTTACCATCAGGTTGGAGGCGATACCGGATATTGCCGAGACGCCAGAAGGAGCCGAGGTCGTTGCTCTCGATCCGGATTGAAACGAGGCGTCCACGAATTCTCGGGGTGATGAATGTCGTGTTCACTGTCACCAAATGCTCAGACACCTTGGGGGTCTGGCCCGGATAGTCGACGACGTAGAACGTGATCTTGACCTGAGCGTTCTGTGATCCGCCGTAGAGGCCCCACTTCATGTCGGGCCACATCTGGTCGACAAACGTCTTCAGATCGCCGTCCTGCAGCGCAAAGTAGCCGGTTTGGATGTAGGCGTTAATCGGGGTTCCGTCCGCATCTTGCGTGACCTCGTGCTGGTACACGACACGGTCCTCACCGGCACCCATGGGTGGCCCAAGAACCGACTGGTCGATCCACGCCGTTCTGGTCAGCTCGCCAAAGTCCCACTGGCCCAAAAGGGTGTTGAGCTTGACGTACTTGGTTGGGATGCCGCCAGAGCCGATTGTTGGGTAGTACCACGTCACCTCGCCAAAGCGAGCGTTCGTCGCACAGACCACATGGTCGACGTTTTCCTCGTCGATGTCTTGGAAGATCACGTCCCAGATCGGGCAGGGGATGGGGCTCACGCCACCGCCACCCAGCGAGAAGAACTGGCTCTGGCTCATCCAGTAGATCGTTCCGCTCAAGGTGGCGGCGGCCTTCTTGCCGATCAAACCGCATCCGGTGCCGATCTCGTTGAACGACCACACCAGCGGCAGGCCGATGTACTGCATCGACCACACGCTAAGATCGGTCCAAAGGATGCCCTGCTGCGGGCCCTGCAAGCCAGAAATGATGCGCGAACCCTTGGGGATGCGGAACGATCCCGCCTGATTGGCAACGGTGCCAACCCAGCTGGTGAAGTTCCCGATGTCGCACCAGCGGACCAGCAGGGGGTCCTTGATGGCCGAGAACGTGCTGCCGTAGGCGATGATCTGCCGCTGCGGCATGGCCACAAAGCAGCCCTCGTTCACCTTTGGAGCATTGGGCACGACCACTGCAGACTGGCCGCCGTCGGTCGGGCTCCAATAGTAAATCTCGCCGTTTTCCGGGTTTGCAATGAGAAGCTCACCCCAGTTGTCGAGCGTCCAGTCCGTGGTCTCGGTAAAACCAAATCGGGTGACAGACAGTGTACCGGCGACGGTCTGGCTCGTCAGTGTCGACGGCACGGTAAAGTAAACCGTGGAGGTTGATCCAACGGTACGAGCAGTAACGGTCCATGTCCCGTTGTACCCGGACGGGGTTACGCCGGAAACCGTGATCTGGGAGCCGACAGGAATGTCATATCGCCCGGCGAAATACACTCTGGCCGTGGTCCCGCTGCATGTTGCGTTGGTCGTGGCAAACGTCCTTGACCCGCTGGAGGTAACACCAGTGCCATAGCCACCAGCACCGTAACCGCCGCCGCCATATCCAACCGATGGGGGCAGGGCCGACTGGCCGATGTAATATGTGATGTCCGGCCGACCGCCGTTCATGGACACCGTGGCAGCGGACGATGCCTCATTCTCGGCAGCAATGACAAACACAGAACTGGAGGTAACGCTTCGTACGATGTAATTTCCATACAGGGTTATGCCGCCAACCGTTGTCGCGACAAGAACCGGAAAGGTCGAGCCAACAGAAAAGTTGTGGTCCGCAAGGGTCACCGAAACCGATGCCGAGTTCGTTGCCGTTGTGAAGCTCGCCGTAGCGCCACCGGCCGCGACGGTGCTGGTGGCATTGATGGGCAGTCCAATGACGTTTCGAGAGAAGATCGAGTACCTGTCGGAAGTCGACCCCTCGCAAGAATAGAAGCCAAACAACACAAGCCCGCCAATCGAGACGTGGGTCGACAGGAAGATGCTGTCAAAGCTGGTGATGTTCGACCCGGTGTCGTCGATCTCGACCTCGTTCGACCCAGACGTCGTATTGAAGTCCATCGTGGGGTCCGCATTGTAAGACTGCGGCGACACATCTTCAACGTCGGTCCCATTGAAGGAGTAAACCCCGTCTTCAGAACCAATCGCCAACCAACGCTGGTCGTTCGTGTCTGCCCAAGCCCAGAGGGCCCGCACAATGGCCGTCATCGGGGTCGGCAGATAGCTCGTCCACCCGCCGATCTTTTGAGGCAGCCCAAGACCATTCCGATCCGGCACGAACCGGATCAGGTTGCTCTCCGAGATCGCAGCCTCGTTGAGCGCAGGCGTCCTGTTCTGGTCGACGCCGGGGATGAGCTTCAGTGATGCGTGTGGCATCTGTTACCCTCGCGTCGGAGATGCAATGGGCGACGGTGATTGCGACGTCCAGCCGGGCCCTTCGTACTTCTTGCGGTTTTCTTCGACGCCAGCGCTGCGCAGAAGGGTCTGGTACTGGCTCTCGTACGATTGCGCCATCTGCGGGTCATCCGACTGACGACCGAAGTTCCGCTGGTATGCCGAGATGTAAACCATCGACGCCATTATGAGCATGTCGGGGAAGTATTGGCTGATGAATGTCGTGGTGTTGGATACCGACATCGTGTTGGGTCGATATGTCCCGACAACCTCAACGTAGTAAGTCTGATCCGGCACCGGCCCCACAAAGAAAAGGTTTTCGTTGAAGGCCGTGAAGTATTGCGGCTGAGCGCGAGATGACGTCGCGTTGGACCCGTACACAACGTCGAGATACTCCTTTGTCGTCGGCAGGAGTGTAACGCGGGACGCGGTGGGCCCATCCGGATCGGTCTCACCGGCTGGCAGGATCAAGTTGATCTGCTCCGACACCACGATGCTGCCAGAGCCATCGGGCAGCGTCATGGGGAACGACAGGTTCCGGTTACCCGCGTTGAGCCGGATCGTCGGCGACGTGAAGGACGTCGACGTGCTCATGAGATCGAGGTCGCGATAGATGCGCAGCTCTGCGTAATCGATCATCGCCGGGAGGATCGTTACGAAGTTTACGTCGGCAGGATCGACGACCGCCATCTCGGCGATCTGCGTCACATATGTGCTATAGGTCAGTCCGGTCACGTCTGCACCCCTCGAGTTTGGGCGATCTTACATCAACCGAGGAGTTTAGCCAATGTCTTAGGGCCAGCAACTCCGTCGGCAGTCAATCCATTTGCAGCCTGCCACTTTTTCAGGGTAGCCTCGGTGCCCGGCCCAAAGTCTCCGTCAGCCGCAAGACCCAGCTTGGCCTGCATCTTCTTGACATCGTCACCCTTGGAGCCACGCCGCAGGGTGCCGCCCGATGAGGTTGCAGCAGCGGCGGCCGCAGGGGCGGAGACCTTCCCACCCATAGCAGCCATGGCACGAGCATAGCGCGCCTGCCGATCTGCCAACCCGATGTTCCCACCGTTGATGATCTTGGTGATGCGCACCACGTCGCCGGGTTCTGCGTCAGCAACTTCGTTCAAGCCCTTGGTTTTCCAGAACCACAGAGCCGAGGCCAGAGCGCCCTCTTTCGTCTCCAGCCACTCTGCGGCTTCCTCCGGGGTGATGTCGTAGTCTTTGGCAAATCGGGTATAGTTGTCACGGCCGGTGAGGGCTTTCAGACCCCTGCCAATAAATTTTGCACCGTCACCGGGCTGGGTGTTGCCAAGTTTGCTGGTGCGGTTCTCATCCATGTACACATAGTTGGCCAGCTTCTCTGGGTTCCGGGCGTACTCTGCGGGGTTGCGTTTGCCGGGGCCAAAGTAGCGCGGGAATACCTTAAGAAGGGTATCCTCGCGGTAGTTCAGGTTCTCCTTGAGTGCGTTGAAATCCATGCTCTCGTGGGCGCACTGGCTGACGAAAGCGGCAATGCGCTTGTCGGTCGTGATGCCATACTTCGGCAGGGCCTTGTTCAACTCCTCGCACCAAGCTTCGACTTCCTTATTGGTGGGGATCATCGCGCGCAGTTGGTCTACGGTCAGAAGGGTCATTCAAAATCTCCTATTC